TTCAATATATTCTGATATATCTATTCCTTGCTCTTTACAGAATGTAGAAATATATTTCAACGAATCAACAATATTTTTTAATTGATCTTCATTATCAGGATCAAGTGTTTCTTGTTTCTTCATGAAGATTGTATAAGCCTTAGTAGCTTTTAATGTTGTATAATAATCTAATTCGAAATGATCTTGATCTGGGTATACATCGTACGGAGCTTTAATAAAATTTTCTAATTTAATATGCGGAAACTTACCTAGAAAAATAGCTATCTTCTTTAAGCTATTGACATAAATGTCATTTAAATAACTAAAATCTTTTCTATACTTAAACGGTAATCCTTTTTTACTGCGAGAGATTCTAAGATGAGTATTATAGATATACTGTTCGAAATCCGTTAGAGATAGTTCCATCTCTACATTGTAATCTTCTTTTTAGTATTATTCAAGTATTTCATTACATATTTGCTTTTATGTAAACTTGGATCAAACGATAGAAAGGCCTGTACAACGGCAAAATCATTACTTGCATCACAATAATGTTTAAAGAGATCTCTTAGAGATTTGTTTTGTAACACCATAAGAAACACATTTGCAAGATTTAATTTTTTAGCATGTATTAAAGTTACAAAGGAACAAAAAGCAAGAAACAAATGATCTTGTTCATATTCTATAAGTGTCCCATCTTCTATCGAGCGCTTCATTGATTTAACTAATTATCAATAAAGTATATTAAATCAATGTCTTAATTAGAAAGTGCAGCTAGAGCATTAATAGTACTAGCACTAGCTTCAGTATCATTTAAGTGCTCATCCTCTGTTAGTGTCAGTGTAGAGTAGTCAATACGAAGAACACATTGACCAAAATTTTGACCAAATCGATTCTTCATCATACCCATCTTAATCACTCCAAGTTCACGATCTGTTGTTTCTTGCCAAATGCTCATAATAACATCTGCTGTCATTGCAAGACCAGAGCTCTCTGAGATTGTCTCCATTCCAGGATCTGATACACCAAATCCGCTTCTATTAACCTGAGTTGCTGTAATAATAGGGCAATTAAAGATATATGTAAGAGCTCTAAGTTGCTCAGTAATTTTTTTTACCTTCTCATAACTATTTCCTTCACCAGGGTAGGTAAGAAGATTAACATAATCTAGAACAATTGCATCAAATTTTAATCCCTTATCACGAAGCTTTTTAATGTAGGACTGCAAATACCCAACAGTAATAGTTGAAGGTGGAAACTCTTTAATAAGAATTTTAGCTCCAGGATTGTTACCCGCATATTCCTCAAGAGAATGCTTGAGTGTTGGTAACTCTGTTCTTAATTTACTTAACGGAATTTTAGTAAGGTTGGAGCTAATTCTCTGCGCGTAAATTACTTCAGGCATTTCAAGAGAAATAAGCAAAACGTTCTTTCCTTGTTCGGCAATATTAATCGCTACATTACCAAGAAAGATACTCTTACCAATATTTGTTTCGCCTGTAAATACATATAACGCTCTACCTTCTTGTAAAAATCCGCCACCAATTTTATCGTCTAACCACTTCCATCCTGTTGGGATATAATTGATTTGAGAGCTTAAATTATCTATAAGTTTATCAACGTTCTCAAGTAAATCTAAACCAATTTCTGTAGTTAAAGAAATATTACACGACGATTCAAACTTTTCTAAAATCTTAGCTGTATCCATGTCAGGCTTTTCAACAACCTCAAGCATTGTATGATATACAGCTTTTTCTTTTAAGAACGTTTCTGTGTTCTTATATAATTCTTCCGAGTTTAGATTTAAATCTAAATCTTTAAACTTCTCAACTGTCTTTACGTATGATTCTTTTAATTCTCTAGTTGTAAGTAGAGCCTTAATTTCTGTATTAGTAGGACAGGCATTACGACGATTAAAATAATCTTTTATGATTTCAAAAATAGGTTTAATGTCTTTATCTTTGAAGAAGATTGGCTTTACATAGTCAACAATAGAAGCAAGGTAGGTCTCATCCGTAAGAGCTTTACATACCATTATTCTTTCAAAATAATCATGATCGATTGATGCCATTCCTATCTATAATACTACCTAATGCTAATATTAGCTAGCATATTCTTTGAGAAACTTTGTCTGGTTTTCGACAAACGTCTTATCATTAATATCCCTTAATCCGGGAGAATTATGATATGTTAAAATTGGTACAACACCAACCTTTAGTTTCTTTTTGTTAGCGTCTATGCAGCTTGAAAGATCATAATGATGGAATGTATAGTTTTCATTAAATTTCCAACCCGCATCATGTACCTTCTTGACATTAATAGACATAAAAGCACCGTCAATTACAGCGACTCGAGCTGGCGATGGACCGAAGTTTGTAATTGATGTTGTACCATCTGGCAAATAATGCCCAGCAAAGCCTCTTAAGTCGCCGCCTTGAAATCCACCACACATAATATGCCAGAGAGCAGGTGCTTTTAGCTTAGGATTTAATCCGCCAGCGACACCAATAATATCATAAGTTTTATGTCCCTCTTCTAGCTTAGAAATAAAACCTGCATCATCAACGCTAATATCATCATGAGCAAAAATCATAATATCTTTATCTACGTTTTCAGGATCACGAATTAAAGAGTCATTATAAGCAGTACATAATCCTCTTTTGTTTTGAGTATAAAATTTTAATTTATCTAAAAGCAGTAAATTATTTGTTTTCTCGAGCTTAGCTAAGCTCTTATATAGAAGAGTTTGTTTGTAATCAGCTTGCTGTGTGCAGGATACAATTGCGAATGTCATAAAATAAAGAATGGTGAGTTGTTAGTAAACCCTCCTACAGAAGTTAGTCCCTCAGGTGTTACTAGGTAAAGAACACCCTCTGCTAATGGAGTCAAATCATCATCAGGTAAAGACGAGACTGTATTATCTAATACATTAGCGTAAAGTGTACTACCTGACCGAGCTACATAAACATTATGTGTATCTTTATTGTAAATCCAAAGACCAAAAGTGCCTTGTAGTTTGGATAAAACCTCGCAAACTACACCGACTTCATCAGTAATCTCTTCAGAATATTGTTCGAGTAATGCAGGTATTATAGATGAATCAACTTCGTTAAAATGGCTTTTATTTCTTATTTTAGCTTTAAGCTTTACATCATTTGTTAATACACCATTATGCGCTACAATCCAAGGTCCGCAGTGAAACGGGTGAGATGTTAATTCATCATAAGCGCGTTGCGAGCTGGTAGGGGCTTGTGTGTGGCCCATATAATAATAAAAATCTGATGGCTTCATTTGTACATCGATATTATTGATTATCATATTCTTCGATAACTCAACTGTACCTTGAGCTTTCATAGCAGCGTCAAATTTATGACTAAGAAATAGAGCACCATAAGCAAATGTACCTCTTTCCTTATTTTTATTATAAAGCTTCATGTACTTGTTAAAGTCGCTAGCTAGGAATATACCACACATTATGAATATATTATACCTGCAAGATTAAATAATTCAAGCATATGAATCGTGATTCTCACCTTATTTTTGAAGCCTATTTACAAGAAATGGCTACTCGTCTAGTACAGGGCAAGTCAGCTGAAGCTGGTAATACACAAGTAACATTTCCGGAGAAAGCTGCTAAGTATAGTCTTACACCTGAACAAACAAAAGACGCAATTGAGAGAATTGTAGCCAAATTAGAAGATCATGGCGGTTTTTATGATAAATCCGATAAAGAGTTTCAAAAAGAGTTTATGGCACCCGAGATTAAAGAAGCTTCGGGCAAGAACGCAACCCTCTCGACCTACGCAGCTCGTGTAATTCATAGTGCTTTAAAGAAAGCTGGCGTCGTTTCATCGGATGCTGGTGAAGGTACAACACTTAGAGATTCTTCTGACGAGGCACAGGATGATGCAGCTGAAGAAGTGCCAGAGATTGCTGCTGAAAATCCTCCTACAGAGGCTGAAAAAACGCATGAAGATGATAATATACCTGATTCTGGTGAAGAAGAGACAGTTTATCATAAATCAGCTGACTTCAATAGTGACGATGACCATCTTATGAAAGCTTGGAAAAAACTTCCTAGCGATAAAGATCTCGATTGGGGACAAGTTTGTAAACTTATCGGCGCTAGCACCGGTATTGATCTTATTGATGCAGGTGGTTTAAATGAAGAAGTAAAGAGAAAAGAAGCCGGTGAAGGAGATTATTCTGAAGGTGATACCGGAGAAGTAACATCAGGTATTAATAATGATGAGCTTGATGAAATCGGTGATATTGCCGGTCGTGGTACTGATTCGTTCAGCTATAAGGGATCACCTTTCCGTTACTCACACGAGTAATTTATCCCAAGGAATATCCTTACTATAGCTTATAGGGTCTTTGACTTTAGCTTGTATAAATCCCTGTAATCTTAAGGAACACGCTGTACATTCACCGCACGCTTGATCCAAGCCCTCGTAACAAGTCCACGTGCGACTAAAGTCAACTCCAAGCTCGATACCCATTTCAATAATTTCTTTTTTGGATTTATCAATAAGCGGAGCTTCTACTTTTATCTTGTTTCTGCGGTTGAGATCAGTGATATTATTGATTGCCGTTAAGAACTCTGGCGACCCATCCCAATAACCTGCAACACTGTCTGCTTGAGCAGCTCCATGATATACTGTCGTAGCATTAAGACTTTCAGCAAATGAGCAAGCAATGCTTAAAAGCATCATATTCCTAAAAGGCACGTAGTTTACTGTTTGTGGGTCACCCATCACGTCTCTCGCCTTAGCAACGTTAATACCAAGGTCAATTAAGGCTGAACCCTTAATTAAATTAAAAAACGGAAGCTTAACAACAGTATTAAACCGCACGTTTTTATCGTCATCTCCTTCACGAATTGCGTTAATTTGATATTCAGCACATTCAAGCTCTTTCTTGTGTCGTTGACCGTAATCAAACGATATCGCGTAGACATTTTTGAATTTACTGGTAGCATAATGGAGTAGTACAGTACTATCCATTCCACCGGAAATCGGTACAATTACCCCTAATTCTGTGTTATTATCCTTGTTCATCAGCAATTGCTTCAAGCTCGTCTTCAACTGTCGGGTTACCATTATACTTGTAGTCTTCCGCTAGCTTCTTATCGAGTTCAGGAATAATAAAGTCTTCAAAGAATGATGCATCTTTAACGAAATTCTTGGCATAACCAAGCTTATCACCCTTTTTATACTGGCCACAGTCAACACCAACGAGATACGTTGATCCTGTCTGCTCGACAATGCCTCGTGCTGCAGCCATCTGTAGTAGCCCACTATACTTGTTAAGACCTGACTTAAAGGAAAGATACATTTCTGCCTCTAAAAACGGTGGTACAAAGCGATTTTTTACAGTTAGTGCCCGAAGCGTTACACCTGAGTATTTGTTAGCTTCGGCAAGCTTATCTGTCTTAAGACTACCTGAATCACCCTCGCCCTCCTTCTCATTACGCTTAGCAAGCTGTACAAGAATACTTGCCATATATACCGGTCCAGACCCACCAGACTGTGTTTTTACAAGCGTTGGAAACATAGCACCAGGATCGGCGTATGTATGATTAGTAAACAAGATAGTCACACCAGCCTTACCTGCCTTGTAGGTAAGTGTGCGGAGCATTGACTTAAGTGATTTAGCCCTAAGACCCATGTCTGCTGCTGACTTATCCTTAGCAATATCGTCAATTTCCTTCTGCGAAGAAAGATTACCAAGACTGTCAATACTTACAATAAACTTACCTTGCTGTCCGGATTCAATGACACTATCAAGGAAAGCAGAGAGTTGATTACGACATTGATCAACCGTATAAACTGGTACATATTTCGTCTTACTTGCATCAAGACCTACACCTTTTGTAGAGCTCTCGTCAATAGCAAACTCTGTATCAAAAATGACAGGAAAGACTCCTTGCTTCTGAGCATTAGCAAGAATCTTATTTACAACAAATGTTTTACCGGTCATCGATTCACCGGAAAATCCTACAATTCTACCCTTAGGAATACCACCTTTACGGCAACTACCACCTAAGATAGCGTTAAGAGCATAACAACCAGTATCATACCAGGTATCAACATTTGACAATGCATTTTCGTCAAGCATTGTTGCTTCACTATTCATAGAATCTAGTTTCTTAAAAATATTATCAATCTCTTTACTCATATATTCCAATTATAACGCCATAATCCATATAATCAAGATAAAAAAAAATACCCGACCGAAGTCGGGTATTTAATCTGGTTTCTTTGAGAGCAGATTACGATTTACTCGTCAAAAAGCTTAACAACCTGAGGATCAGACGTCG